ACTAATCAAACTCAGATCACCCTTGCTGATGGGCATCAGGTTTTCTTCTCTTATAACACACCTGTCGCTGCAAGGACACCTGATTACGATTACTACAGAACAGAGCGTAAGTGGTCAGTAACTACCAGTCGCCACATCAACAAATGGTTAGACGGTGTTAATGCTACCACTATGCCACAAGATTTCTTTGATAACCTAACCAGTAATTAAACTGGCACAACATGGGTTGCGGTTGCCCTCTCAACCGCCTATTATTAACCTATCAGACAAAGATCCATGACTTTCAACCGTTTCGATGACTACCTCACAGATGATGCAATCGCAGCACTCATGGAGGATGCCATCTCTGAAACTCTTTCAGATGACGCAAAGAAAGATCTTGATTCTTATCTGAACTCTAAAAACGATTTCTAACAAATGACTCAAGTCACTTTGAAAAACACTAAGGCACAAATCTTTGATGCGTTACAAAGTGTTAAAGATGTAAGGGAAGAAAGAAATGCCCTTGCTATCCTTAGTATAATACTTTTTACAACCACCTGCCTTTTTTAAAATGCAACCTTTAACAAATGAAATCTACGCAGCACTTAAAGAAGCAGAGCGTAGGCAAAAGGAAGCGGTTCTCAAATATACACCACGCAGAAGAACCTCAATCTTAAACGATTATTAAATTGGCACAAAGGGGGTTCACACCCCCTCTTTTTTTGTTATACTAAAGGAGTAATAAGCAACCATTCAAATGAGTTCTATAAACCACGAAGCACTAATGGAAATGTGCCACGATGAAGCGTGGGAAGAGTTCCGTGTTCATAACCAGTTAACGGATGATGAGTTAAATGAGTTATGCTGGAGGCAACCTTCAGGCACATTAGTTGCAATAGAGCGTAAAGCACAGCAAATGTTTGAGGATAGATGCCAGTAAAGAAACTGGTACACCCCTTCGTTATTCGGAGGGGTTTTCTATTATACTATTCTTATACACACAAAGGTTTTCGTTATGGCAAAAGCAATCGGTTCGGTTCGTGCTTCAGATACAAACCTAAGAGGTACACTCACCAGAGTTTCATCAGGTAGAGGTGGCACGTTCACACCAGCGAAGGGATTGGGAAAGTGTATGGTTGAAGATTTGGAAGGGGTGATCGCTCGTGCGAAGGCACAGTATAAGAGGGATCGCATGGCGATGATCCGTGGGGGGAGTGCCACCTGATTCGTTCGTGATTTGGCAGGGGGTTCGTCGCCCCCCGCCCCCGTTTAAAATTCACTAACTACCCTAACCTACAAAGTGTTACGGAAGCGAGAGATCTCTAAAACCCAAACACGTTTCCAAGAGGATTCAAATTTTTTTTCGCTGTTAAAAAATGCCCACAGGGTCGCACTTGCAAAAGATTCGCAATTGATATATAATGTCAAAGACGAATCGTTGGTATGCAAAAAAATTCCGAAGAAGAAAAATTTCCAATAGAAGTTGATACAGTTACTGGTGAATATTTTGTAAGAATACCTGAATGGATAGTAAATGATCAAGGATGGTTTGAAGATACTGAACTAAGTTTTAAGATGGACAGAGATCTTATTTTTATTGAGGAAGCGTAATGAGTAGTACCTATCACATATACTTGAGAGGAGAAGTTCTCTTCAAAGACTTAGATGATTATGAGTTTAAAATTATATGGGGTAGGTTATATCATTCGTATTATAAGGATGAAATAGAGTATGAAGAGATTGAATATACAAAAGCAGATGAAAAGGATTTACTACAAGACGCTAGTTATTAATGAAGCACTTTGAGGTATATGATGATTTTTTACCAAAAGATTACTTTGATCATCTAGATAAACAGATATTACATACAAATAAGTTTCGATGGTTGTTTCAAGAGAAGGTAGCAACTAATGAAAGTAATGATGATCCAAATGATGAGCAGTTCTATTTTATTTGTAGTTTCTATAATAACTTACACGTAGAGGATAATTTTTATTATCAGTTACAACCAATCTTTGATGCACTTGAAGTCAAGTCGATTATTCGTGCAAGAGCTATCATGTATATGAATCAGGGTAAATTGATTGAACATGCACCACATATCGATTATCATTATAGTCATAAGGCAGCATTAATCTATATGAATACGTGTAATGGATACACAGGTATGGTGAATGATGATTGGGAAAGACCTGAGATGATTTCTTATGATAAAGAGAATAATAAGTTTAATGTTGATTCTTTCTCAGAGTTTAGTGAAGAGAATCGTGTAGAGAGCGTTGCCAATCGTTTATGTTTACACGATGGTAGTGTACCTCATTATAGTACGACATGTACTGATGCCCGTAAGCGACTCGTATTAGCAATTAATTACTTTTGATATGAATATTATTAATACCTTTTCTATGCCACCCGTATGTGCCTTTGATTATAAGGGCGATATGCAAACGATTATTGATGTGGTAAAGAAGTTAAAGTACAGTAGCGACGGTAGCAACTCGAAATCAGAGAATAAGTATGTACTGGATCAGTTACCAGAATTAGAAGCGTTCTGTAATGAATGTTGTGTAAAGTATGCAAAAGAGATATGTGGTGCGAATAGTGGCATTACAATACAGCAATCTTGGGTGAATATTAACTATACTGGAGATAGTGCCGAGTCACATTGGCATAGTAATAGTTACTTGAGTGGTGTGTTTTATATTGCTTCTAATGCTAAAGATGGTTCTCCTATTCGTTTTCATAGTGCCTTGCGTGGGTTTTCATACTATCCAAATGAAGGAAAATGGGGATATGATGAGGATGGTGAATTGAATCCATATACATCATCAACATGTGATCTAGCATCAATACCTACGAAGTTATTAATATTCAGTTCCTTATTACCTCATAGTGTACCTACGAATAAATCAAAGGATGCAAGAGTGAGTTTATCGTTTAATACAACCCCCACTCGACCCTTTGGTGATGAAAACCGCCTGAATAGAATTACTTGACTTTTACTATATAATCCAATATAATATGATGGTAATTACAAATCATTATGGCAAAAAAGGGATTTACAGTTAAAGCGAAATCTCCTGTTGTTAAAAAAGAACCTGAGTGGGATTTTGATAAGGCAAAGGAGTTAGTTAAAGGTAAAACAGTTGTGTTCTGTTTACCAGGAAGAGGAGTATCATATGCATTTTTAAAGAGTTTTGTACAACTATGCTTCGATCTTGTACAGAATGGTGCTTCAATACAGATATCACAAGACTACTCATCGATGGTTAACTTTGCACGTTGTAAGTGCTTAGGAGCAAATGTTTTGCGTGGACCTGATCAGAAACCTTGGGACGGACAGTTAAAGTATGATTATCAACTATGGATTGATAGTGATATTGTATTCAATACTGAGAAGTTCTGGCAATTGGTTCTAATGGATCAAGATATCGCTGCTGGTTGGTATTGTACTGAGGATGGTAAGACTACCTCTGTTGCACACTGGATGGAAGAGGATGATTTCCGTTCAAATGGTGGTGTAATGAACCATGAAACACTTGAAAGCATTAGTAAGCGTAAGAAGCCTTTTACAGTTGATTATACTGGATTTGGTTGGACATTAATTAAGCACGGTGTATTTGAACACGATGAAATCAAGTATCCTTGGTTTGCTCCTAAGATGCAAGTATTTGAATCGGGAGAGGTTCAAGATATGTGCGGAGAGGATGTTTCTTTCTGTTTAGATGCAAAAGAAGCAGGTTTTGATATCTGGTGCGATCCTCGCATTCGTGTAGGACATGAAAAACAAAGAGTTATATAGTATTTTCGAGGGTGATAAACTTCTTTATGAAGATCTCACCCAAGACGAATACTTTAATGTTATGGATGACCTTGCATATGAATTTTATGACAACGGTTCATATAATCCAAACAACTTACGAACTGAAATTAAGCAAATTTAATTATGGCAATCAAAAAAGGACTCGGTGGTAATGTTTTCGTAGAAGCAATACCTAAAAAGACTCGTCAAGGACAGGGTAAACACACCAAATACGCTGCTACTTCTCGAAATAAAGCAAAGAAAAGATCAAGAGGGCAAGGGAGATGAATCAATCTCCCTTTTTTAGTATAAATAAAGGGAGATAATACTAAATATACCATTTAGATGGCAGTTCAACGCACATCACAAGCATTTAAGGATATTAGTTTATCTTTCAAACCACATCCAGTGACGAAAGATATTCCAATATTGAAAAATGAACGTGCAATAGTTAGATCTGTTCGTAATTTAGTAGAAACTATTCCCACGGAAAGGTTCTTTAACTCAAATCTTGGAACTGATATACGTGCAAGTCTCTTTGAAAACTTCTATCCAACTTTAACTAAGATAATAGAGGATCAAATTAATGAGACTGTTGCTACTTATGAACCTAGAATTGAGAATTTAAAGGTGCAGATAGACGAATACATCGATTCAAACGCTTTTAATGTGACGATTATTTTTGATATAAGAGGATTGCCAGTACCTACGCAATCTTTTACCTTTCTATTAGAACCAACGAGATAATATGCCTTTTACTCAGTTTACAAGTTTAGATTTGACGAAATTAAAGCTCAAATACGGGCTTATCTTCGTGCTAACAGTAATTTTAGTGATTTTGACTTTGAAGGATCAAACTTTTCAGTATTAATTGATACTTTAGCGTATAATACCTATATTAATGCCTTTAATGCAAACTTAGTTGCGAATGAATCCTTCTTAGATTCAGCAACTATTAGAGAAAATGTTGTTTCTCTTGCAAGAAATATTGGTTATATACCCCGTTCAAAATCCTCTGCAGAGGCATCAATTCATTTTGACGTACAAACTGACTCAACTGAACCTATACTCTACTTAAAACCAGGTTTAGTGTGCGTAGGAGCAGCAAATAACACTACATATAGGTTCTCAGTCTCTCAACCATTACATGCTGCCATTAAAAATGGTGTTGCATCCTTCGGAACTGCTGAAGATCCCGTTTCTGTCTTCCAAGGAACAGTATTAGAAGTACAATTTTTAGCAAATAATAGTATAGATCAAAGATTTTTACTACAAAACCCTAACATTGATGCTTCTAGCATTAGAGTATTCGTATCTGGACCTTCAGATACTGGTATGGGTAGAGAATATTCCATGATTGATAATGTTCTCAATCTTGATAAGACCTCAGAAGTCTTCTTTATACAAGAAGTTCAAGATGAAAAATATGAGTTATTGTTTGGTGATGGGTATTTTGGTAAGAAATTAGAGAATAATTCAGTTATTACAGTAAGATATATTGTAACTGATGGTTCAGAGAGTAATGGTGCATCAGCATTTAGTTTCCAAGGTGTATTTTCCGATAAAGATCCAAATACTACACCTAATCCACCAACCGTAATACCAACTGCTGGTATCACAGTAAACACCGTTAATGGGGCGACAAACGGTGCTGATATGGAGAGTGTTAACTCCATTAAGTATTTTGCACCTAGATTGTATTCGGCACAGTACAGGGCGGTTACACCCAGAGATTATGAGGCAATAATACAGTCAATTTACCCTAGAACAGAGTCTGTTGCTGTAATTGGTGGTGAAGAGTTAGATCCACCACAATTTGGTAAGGTTCAAATTAGTATCAAACCAAAAAATGGAACTTATGTTTCTGATTTTGATAAGCAACAGATCAAACAAAAGTTAAAGAAATACGCTATTGCTGGTATTAATTCTGAAATAATTGATCTTAAAATACTATATGTTGAAATTGATTCAACTGTATACTTTAATACTGCTCAAGTTTCCAATTCTGATAACTTACGGACAAAGATCTTAGGTTCTTTAAGAGATTATTCTAAAACTGTAGATATTAATAAGTTTGGTGGAAGATTTAAGTATAGTAAGGTACTTCAATTAATTGATAGGGTTGATAGTTCAATTACCTCTAACATAACAACGTTGAAGATTAGAAGAGACATGAAAGTTCTTCTTAATCAATTTGCACAGTATGAGTTGTGTTTTGGTAATAAATTCCACATTAATCCTGCAGGATTTAATATAAAGAGTACTGGATTTACCTTGAGTGGATCAAGTGATACTGTATACATCACAGATGTTCCAAATAAGACTGCAGATGGCAATTTAGATGGAAGTGGAAAGGGTGTTTTAAGTGTAATTGCAAGAAATCAGAAGGAAGAATTAAAGGTTGTTGCTAAATCAGCAGGAGTAGTTGATTATAGTAAAGGTGAAATTATCTTAAATACCTTAAATATTACTTCAACTGTAGCAGCAAATAATCTTATAGAGATTCAAGCATTCCCAGATTCAAATGATGTAGTTGGATTGAAGGATTTATACCTCAGTTTTGATGTTTCTAATAGTAAGATAAATATGATCAAGGACGTAATTGCTTCTGGAGAAGATGTTTCTGGCGTTGTATTCACAAGAGATTACTACACATCAAGTTATTCTAACGGAGATTTAGAGAGGAAATAAATGAGCATAGGTATTGATAAGAGAGTTCAGGTCAATAAAATAGTTGAGAGTCAGCTGCCTGAATTTGTAAGGTCAGATTTTCCTCTTGCTGTTGATTTTTTAAAATCATATTACCTTTCGCAAGAATTTCAAGGTGGTACAACTGATTTAATTGACAATTTAGATCAATATTTGAGGGTTGATAACCTAGTTCCTGAAGTTGTTCATGGAACTACAACTCTTATTGCACCTATTACCAATTCAGATACAACAATTAGTGTTGCATCAACTAAAGGTTTTCCTGATACCTATGGTCTTTTAAAGATTGGTAATGAAATAATCACCTATACTAGTAAAGGTGAATTTGAATTTTTTGGTTGTCTTCGTGGATTTAGTGGTGTAAGTGGATTTGAAGTTGGAATATCAACATCTTTAGATAATGTTAATAGAGAAGGTTTAATATTTGAGGATACAAAGGCAGAATCTCATGCTAATGGTGCAACTGTCACCAATTTAAGCGTATTATTCATACAAGAATTTTACAGAAAGTTAAAGAAAACATTTTTACCTGGTTTAGAAGATAACGATTTTACCAAAGATCTTGATGTTGGTAACTTTATCAAACATGCTAGAAGTTTTTATCAGTCAAAAGGTATTCAAGAATCCATTAGAATCTTAATAAAGGTTCTATTTGGGGAAGAATCTATAGTATTAGACCTAGAAGAGCGTTTATTTAAACCTTCTAGTGCAGAATTTATAAGAAGAGAAGTTATAATTGCCGATAGAATTAGTGGTGATCCTCAAAAACTAGTTGGTCAAACTGTTTTTAAATCAAATGATGTTGGAACTAATGCTTCCATATCTGAAGTTGAGATATTAACTAGAAATGAAAAGCTCTTTTATAAGATTTCTTTATTTGTAGGATACTCTGATAGAGATTTAATTGAAGGAATATTTACTATTCCTGGTAGAACAAAGGTGATGGAACCAGTTTCAGTTGGTTCTTCCATCGTTTCTGTAGATTCTACTGTTGGATTTGCTCAAACTGGTTATGTTTTATGTGGTATTAACTCAATTACATACTCATCAAAATCAGTTAATCAGTTCTTTGGATGTACTAACATCACAGAAAATATTGGTATTGGTTCTGATGTTAGAGCAGATGAAACAATTTTTGGATATGAAGATGGAGATTTAGAAAAAAGAGTTGATTTAAGAATAACTGGTGTTCTATCTGAGTTCAAAACAATTTCAGATATCTCTTCAGTTTCTGAAGGAGAAAGGATTTTTGTTAAGAATGTAGGTGAGTCTATACCCAATCCAAATACTAATAGATCATATAAGCAGGTATTTGCTAACTCATGGATTTACAATACCAGTTCTAGATATCAGATTACTGAAATTAATGGTTCTACTCTTGTATTGGGAAGTTCAATCGACAAATCTAGTTTAAAAGTTGGTGATAAGGCAGAAATTTTAAGTAGAAACTCTGAAAATGTTGAGGTTTCTCTTGTTCAAATTGCAAATATTGATGTTGCTAGTAATGCAGTAATAGTTTCTGGAATATCTGGATTCACTCCTGTACTTGGATTGCATTATGATTTAAGAAGAAAACTGAATAAAGCATCCAGTCAAGGTATAGAAATAGAAGAGGGTAATTCAAATATTATATCTGATGTACTAAACGTATATACTGATGATGATATTGATGGTTATGTTGCATCTAACTCTTTACCAAGTTATACATTATCTTCATCTGTTAAGAGAACTTTACTTCAAATAACATCCACAACTGATAAGTTAGAAGGATATGATAGTGTAACTAAGGATTATAATATAATTTTATCTGGCAATAATGATGAAATTGAGTTAATTACTGGAGACGCTGTAGTTTATGAATCATCCAATTCATTAGTTAACTTAGAATCTGGTACAACTTACTATGTTGAAATAGTTCAAAAGAAACCTGGTAAAATTAGACTATATCGTTCCAGAGGAATGATAGGTAATGTAGTAAATGCTATTAGATTTGCTGCTGAAGGACTTGCAACAACTTCTACTCATACATTTACAAAAGAAAATGAGTATGGTAAGAATTTATCTGCTAATAAAATTCTTAAGAAATTTCCATTAAGTCAAGATCTATATGTTTCTGGTAAAAACGAAACACCAGTTAACAATATTGGTATGTTGATTGATGGTGTTCAGATAAGAACTCCTATATCAGAAGATTACATTTATTATGGTCCTGTTGATAGTGTAGATGTATATAATGCTGGTGAAGGTTATGATGTAGTAAATCCACCAAGATTGGTTATTGAAAACAGTATTGGTGCTGGTGTAACAGCGTTAATAGAACCTGTTATTGAAGGAACAGTTAAAGATGTATTTGTAGATCCACATGATTTTGATATAGATGAAGTAAAGGCTATTTCACTAACTGGTGGTAATGGATCTGGTTGTCTTTTAGAACCAGTTATTGGTCAAAGATATAGAGAATTGCTTTTTGATAGTAGAGATATTTTCTTTAATGGTGGTATATCAATTGAAGATGAGACAATTACATTCAAAAAGCAGCATTTCTTAGCACCTGGTGAGGTTGTTTTCTATAACAGTAATGGTAATCCTGCTATTGGTGTTGGTGGATACGGAGATACTACAAATACTGCTAGTGGAAGATTAGCAACTGGTGCTCCATATAATATTAGAATCATTAACTCACGCACAATTCAGTTGCATAAAACATATGAAGATGCAATTGCTGGTATTAATACAATTGGTATTTCAACTGCAACTAATGCTGCTGGTATTCATAAGTTTAGAACAGTATCTAAGAGAACATTACAATCAGTTAAAGTTATAAATCCTGGTTCTGGATATCAATATAGAAAGTTACATGTTAAACCAACAGATGTTTCTGTAG